AAAACACCAGATGGAAGCACAGCAACAGAAGATTCAGGAACAAATGGAAGACCCATTGATTCAAGCCAAGAAACGTGAGCTGGACATCAAGGAAGCCGAAGTGCAACGCAAGGCACAGGCCGACCAGATGAAAGCTCAGGTTGATATGCAGAAAGCCCAAGCCAAGGATGCTATTGAGATTGAGAGGATTCAATCGCAAGAGACAATAGCCGAGTCTGGACTGGAGCAAAGGTTGCTCAGTGACATAATTGAAGCGAAAACTGAAGGAGACAAGATAACCAGTGAAGAAGCAACCAAGGCCGCAGAAATTGCAGCAAAACTTGCATCTGACATAACATCTGGTAATAATGATGGCTAGAAGTGATTTTATTGGCAGTTCGCTAATCGATAAATTTAAGTCGAAATTGCGAGACCTAATGAACGATAAGGCTGATAATATCGCTACTGGAAGCTGCACCGACTTTGATGAATACAAACATCAAACAGGTGTAATCGAGGGGTTAGCCCTCGCAGAGCGTGAGTTCTTGGATATAATCGAGGAATTGGAACGACTCTAATTCAGCAGATGCTGGATTTAAAATAAAGGAACGCGAAACCTTTTTTATTTTCGCGCAAAGAGAGGATCAATGGAAACCGCTCTTAATATTGATGACAATATTGAACAGAAACAGGCAACCCAGTTGCCGGAGCCTACTGGCTATAGAATCCTAATTGCAATCCCTGATAAGGAAGAAAAGACTGAAGGTGGCATTCTCAAGGCGCAGGAAACCCTGCACTATGAGGAAGTCTCCAGTATAGTCGGCTTTGTTATGAAGATGGGAACTGACTGCTACAAGGATGAAACAAGGTTTCCAACCGGGCCTTGGTGTCAGGTTGGAGATTTTGTCTTGTTTCGATCTTTCAGTGGTACGCGCATCAAGATTTATGGCAAGGAGTTTCGTATGATCAATGACGACAATGTTGAGGCGGTAGTCGATGATCCAAGGGGAATAGAAAAAGTATGAGTGAAGCAGAACAAACAATACAAGAAGATACAGGCATGAGTTCCGAAGAGAAATTTTTGGGAATCAAATCACAGATTGGCACCAAGCCCGATGAGGATGTTGAGGGCCAAGCAGAATTGGAAATTGAAGTTGTCGATGATGTTCCAAAAAAAGACAAGAGAGCCAAACCACAGAAGGATAAAACCAATTATGAATCTGTGGATCAGGAAATAGCCAGTGTAGGTAAAAGGGCAAAACAGCGTATCGACAAACTCAAATACGACTTTCATCAGGAACGAAGAAAGAAGGAACAGTCTGCCAAGCTGCGTGATGAAGCAATTACTTATGCCCAGCGTGTTAAATCTGAGAATGATCGTTTGAACCAATTGGTTTCCGATGGTCAGCAATATTTGGGAAAACAGGCTGAAGAAAGAGCAGCTTTTGCTACCCAAGCAGCACAGCAAAAATACAAAGAGGCTTACGAGCAGGGCAACACAGACGAAATGGTTAAGGCACAAGAGGCCATGACCAGAGCAACAATGGATTCGGCAAGTGCGGAGCAATATAGCGATGCAGCAGTTTACGATGCTCAAATAGCTGAACAGCAGTACGCGCAACAGCAGTATGCTCAACAGCAGTATGCTCAACAGCAACAACGGCCACAGGTTCCGACTCCAGATGAGGAAGCGGTTTCTTGGCAAGCTAAAAATCAATGGTTTGGGAGCGATCCCGAAATGACCAGTTTTGCTTATGGAATCCATGAGAAACTGGTTAGACAAGAAAATGTTGATCCAAAATCGGAAGATTATTATACAAGGATTGACAAACGCATGAAGGAAGTATTTCCTGATTACTTTGGGATGGAAAAGGGACAGCCACCTACTACGACATCTCAGAGTTCCGTGGTAGCACCAGCTACACGCAATAATAGTGCAAGACCACGCAAAGTGCAGTTAACGGCTACCCAAGTTTCCCTCGCAAAGAGGCTTGGGTTGACACCAAAGCAATATGCTAATCAACTAATAAAGGATATGAACAATGTCTGAAGAGCGCACCCCCCGAAGGGAGGAAACCCGTGAAACCACAGAGCGGAAAAAATCGTGGTCTCCACCAAATGTTCTACCTGACCCTGAACCAAGGGATGGTTGGGAGTTTAGATGGATTCGTACCAGTATGGTAGGTCAACCTGATAACACCAATGTATCCAGTAAGTTTCGAGAGGGGTGGGAACCCGTCAAGTCCGAGGATCATCCAGAATTGAAAATTCTGTCTGATGAAAACTCGCGTTGGGCGAAGGAAGGAGCAATTGAAGTTGGAGGGTTGTTATTGTGTAAATGCCCATCCGAAATTGTGCAACAGCGTAGAGAGTATTATCAAAACGCTGCGGATCAACAGATGGATGGTATAGACAATAATTACCTTAGAGAGAATGACCCCAGAATGCCTATGATGAAACCGGAAAGGCAAACAAGGGTTTCTTTCGGGAGTAATCGCAAGAAATAATTCTTGTGGTTATAAATTTTAATCTTGTGACTAAGGAGCACAGTTATGCCTAGTAGTGCAACGCCGTATGGCGCAATGCCCCAAGCTGGACTGAGTTGTAATGGTTCTTTCACAGGAAAAGTCCGTCATATTAAAATTGCAAGTGCTTACGACACTGCTATTTTTTATGGTGACTTTGTCAAATTAGTAGCTGCCGGTACCGTTGAAAAAGACGAAGGTACTACTTCTATGACTCCTGTAGGTATTTTTGTCGGATGTAAATACACCGACCCAAATTCCAAGAACTTAACATTCAACCAGCAGTGGATTGCTGATACAACGGCTTCGGATGCTGTGGCTTATGTTATGGATGACCCCAATATTCTTTTCCAAATGCAATGTGACGGCACTGCCGCACAGACTGTTTTGGGAAGTAATTGCGCGGTTACCCAAACAGCAGGCTCTACTTCTATTGGTACCAGCAAGAATACTGTAGATATATCTACTACAGCTACAACCAACACGCTACCACTTCGTATCATCGATTTTATCGATGGTCCGAACTCTGCGGTTGGGGATAGCTATACAGATGTTATCGTCAAGTTTAATGCTGGGCACCTTTACGATAACACAACAGGACTATAAGGAGATTAGCAAATGGCTATTTCAAGAGCACAGCTACTAAAAGAACTCCTGCCGGGACTGAATGCGTTATTCGGATTAGAGTACGCCAAGTATGAGAATGAGCATCAAGACATTTATGAGACCGAATCTTCTGACAGATCGTTTGAAGAAGAAGTCAAATTAAGTGGCTTTAATGCTGCTCCAGTGAAAGATGAAGGGTCGGCTATCAGCTATGATAACGCCCAAGAATCATTTACCGCTCGTTACAACCACGAAACCATTGCAATGGGATTTGCTATTACTGAAGAAGCAATGGAAGATAATCTTTACGATTCTCTTTCTGCTCGCTACACGAAAGCACTTGCCAGAGCTATGGCTTACACGAAACAAGTGAAAGCTGTTAATCCATTTAACAATGGATTTAGCGGTGGTTCTTTTGATTCAGGTGATGGAGTTGACTTGTTCAGCACCTCTCACCCTCTTGTTTCTGGTGGAACCAATGCCAACACTCCCTCAACCCAAGCTGACATGAATGAAACTTCATTGGAAGCTGCTGTCATTACGATAGCTGGGTGGACGGATGAGCGTGGTTTGCTTATTGCAGGCAAGCCAAGCAAGTTGATCATACCGCCTAACTTAATGTTTGTTGCTCAAAGGGTACTAAAATCCGAACTTCGGGTTGCTACCGCAGACAACGACATTAATGCGATAAGATCAATGGGCACTATTCCTAATGGTTTTGCCGTTAATCATTATCTTACTGATACTGATGCGTGGTTTATTATTACCGATATTCCAAATGGGTTTAAACATTTTGTTAGAACCGCTATGGAAACGAGTATGGATGGTGACTTCGACACTGGAAATGTACGCTACAAATCAAGGGAACGCTATTCGTTTGGCGTTTCTGACCCTTTGGGAGCGTATGGTTCTTCAGGAGCTTAATGGAACCTGTGATGGGGGGGTTTCTTACTCAACCCCCATCAACCTCTAGGGTAAATTTACCTATCGACTGACCTAGCAGACAAGCCAAGACGATAGGGTTTTTTTTCGGGAGAAAAAATTATGGCAAATACAACCTTTAATGGCCCAGTCAGATCGGAAAATGGTTTTGAACAAATCAGTATCGCATCTGGCACAGGGGCTGTAACAACAAATCTGGACGTTGACTCCAGTGGAAATATAACCACGACTGGATATGTTTCTGCTTACTCTAATGTCAGCAGTATTACATCTGCTACCAAATCAGTAGAATCAACCGATTCAGGCACAGTTTATACCCTAAACAGGGCAGCAGGGATAGTGGTAACACTACCTACAGCCGCAGCAGGGATAAATTATACCTTTATCGTTGGTACTACCTTTACAGGGGCAGGACAGATTACTGCGGATAATGCCAGTGACTTGTTATCTGGTTTTGCGTATGTATTCGATCCAGCAACTGCTACAGATAATAATACTTTCATCCCTGATGCGAGTGACGATGTTACCATTGATTTGGGATCAGCAGCACAGGGTTGGTTGGTAGGCGGAATAATTCGTCTGGTGGCAACCTCAGCAGCAGTATGGCATTGTGAAGCATACTTGCATGGCGATGGTTCATTAGCCACTCCATTTGAATAAGGGGTAGGTTATGGCTGATGCAGTAGCAACCCAAACCATTCAAGATGGCGGTCAAACAGCTATATTCAGATTCACCAATATAAGTGATGGCACTGGAGAAAGTGCTGTTACCAAAATTGATGTTTCTGGGCTAACCACTAATCCGATGACCAAGATGGCTTGCAACTCGGTAAGCATCGAGAAAATCTGGTTCAGTAATATTGGTATGGGTGTCAAAATATATTTTGATGCCAGTACCGATGTTCTTGTCATTCAGCTACCTGCTGATTGGACTGATGAGCTTGATTTCTCTGAGTTTAGTGGTGTTCCTGATAATGCAGGAAGTGGTACAACTGGTGATATTCAATTTACAACAGTGGGTCACAGCAGTGGCGATAGTTATACTATTGTCCTGAAAGTGATCAAGCATTACGCTAATCCAAGCTAGGAAAATATATGGCTAAGTACAAAGTAGTCCAAAATGGTGAAAGGGTGCCGAGTGGCGAACCAATCTTTCAGGTAGCAAAGACAGTAGATGGCG